CCTTCCGACGAAGACCGAGCGCTTCTGGCGGTGGCTTGGTTTCCGCTACCAGCTGTTCGAACTTCCCGAAACAGAACTGCCGGGGTGGATGATGACAAAAACGGTCATCCATTTCGATTTGGGTGACCGGGTTAGGCTTTTGCTGACTGGACGCCTTACCATACACACAAGGCACGCAACTGACGTTCAGGTTGACAAGTGCATCAGCGCCGCCAGTTTCGAGATCGCGCGTCCAGGAGCAAACCCATGACTGACATCACACCAGAACGCCTAGCGCAGATCAAGGCGCGGGCAGACAAAGCGACGGCAGGGCCGTGGGACGAGATTAGGGGAAACACAGTGCGGGCAGTTAAAGGGGATTTTGCGGTTCCAATTTTTGAATCGCTGGCCCCGATTGACTGGCATAAGAACAAGCGCCTTACCGATGGGGTGATGTGCAAGGCATACTCCGATGAAGTAAACAACGCCGCGTTCATCGCGTCCGCCCGGCAAGACATCCCAGACCTCATTGCCGCACTCGAAGCGGCACAGGCGGAAAACGCCAATCTGCGGGCTGGATTGGATGCATCAAAATCCGCGTTCAAAAATTTTCATCGGATGCTTTGCGACCGGTTCGAATACACACATGACGCGGTAGATTGGCAACGCGATCAAGTCTCCCTGATGGAATGGATTGCCGACCGTATGCCAAAATCAGGAGCAAAGCCATGAGTGACCAAACCCCGCCTAGCAGCCTCACACAGCGCGATTACGAATTGCCTAGCGAAAGGATAGGGCGAACCGGCGATGCGCTTGCAGGTGGCCTCGCAGACGCGAGGGAAGCCGCTGCAAAGCTCAATCTCGCCAAGGAAGAACGCCTGGCGGCTATCAACACGGCGCTTGAAGCCAAACTGGCGATGATCGACCGCCGTCGCGATGACCTCAAGGCCGAACGCTCAGCAGAAATCGCCCGGCATGACGAAGCCATGGACGCGCTGCGCAATGCCGATGCTGCCGTGTCTGCCAAGGAAGCGAACGTGACGGCAGCCGCAGAACGCGACCGGCAGACGGTGATCGACTGGCACGCGGCGGAAATGGCGGCGAATGACCGCCTGGCGCGCGGCATGGCATTGGCACTTGAAGAAGTGAGGGGATCAGCGTGACACTGCGCCAGACAGGCACATACAGCCCGCGCGAGCTATACGAGTTCATTCGCGGACTGCACTACGGCAAGGTCACATGGATTGCCGACGCAGTAGCGGGAAAATTCAAGCGCCCGGATCACGAAATAGACCGGGTGCGCGGTGAGGCAGACAAGCTGGCGTTTATGCTGGCCAGTTACGAGGCCAAATGGCCGGAAGAGGCTCCAAATGGCACTGATTGACAGATACGACCGGGTTTCAGAAGATCACAAGCCCGTGAACTACGGGTTAAGACCTGATTTCGTTCAAGGCGTTTATGCCAAGCGGCGGGCAGAAGCGGCCAAGCGTGAAGACGCAGAAAACGCAGCCAAACGCAAAGCCGCAGCGCTGGCCATGCAGATCGAGGCGCAACGGCTGGCAGCAGACGCCATCCAGGCCGAAGCCGAACGCGAGGCAGAAATCGCAGGCAAGTTCGCCGTGGCCAAGGAAAGCCGGATGGTCGGAACGGAAATCCTTCGGCTGATCGAAAGCATCACCGGCATTGACCGCAATGTCATCACTGGCGGAACGAAGGCGCAAAAAATCATGCGGGTTCGCTGGGATGCGATCTGCCTCATCAAGCACTTGCGGCCAGACTATAGCCTGCCTGCCATCGGGCGCGTCATGGGCGGGCGGGATCATACCACGGTGCTGAACGCACTCGGCAAGCGCGGTTGGACCGGCACAGGCTGGCGCAACGGCCTGCCAGAATTGGCAACGCCGGAACTCAGGCAGTTGATTTCTTGAAATCAGGAGACGACGATGATGCCAAAGGAACAATATGAGGATCGGAAAAAAGAGCGGCTGATGCGGCAAGATGCCCTTGCTAGGCTTGGCCGTATTCAGGAAGCGGAAACGGTAGCGTTCATGGATGTTGCAGACCGCTTTGCCACGGCCTTTGAACGGATAGCCGATTCGCTTGAGCATTTTGCGCAACACAAACAGGATAACGACAATGAAAATCAGTGACGAGGAAATAAATGCGGCTCACAATGCGTGGGCTGCATCGAAGCGCGGCACGTTCGAGGGCTTTATGCGTGACGCACTCGAGGCCGCCCGGCGTGTGCGCAAAGCCCGCAAGGCTGCAAAGCGCGCCAAGGCAAAGCCATCGCTCCTTGACAATGAACTCGCACCAGAACCCGCCGCGCCAGCTTGGAACGGCAAGTTCGAGGTCGGGAAAGCATACCGGACGCGTAGCGGGCAGAAGGCAACGATAGATTCGCGGCTGCATCAATTATATACAGGGGTTTACCCGTTAGTTGGGCAATATCGCAATGAACCTTGGTCTTGGATGGAGTGCGGGAGAGCCGACATTACAAAAGAAACCCCCCGCGATATTGTCGGGCCTTGGGAAGACTAACCCGTGACATGCTACCTCATCCCCGTATATGCAAACACATTCGGAAAGAAGGATCGTGACATCATGGCCAAGCGCGGACGCAAGCCGAAAGAAGGGCCTCGCTATTCATGCGGAAAGCTGGAACAATCCAGAGCCAACCTTGACGGGATTGCCTTGCGTGCTGCAACATTCGGCCTGTCCACTGCCGATGCACGGGACCAGAAAGCAGGCTCATTCGTCGGCAGGCTGCGCATTGCAGGCCAGAACAAGCGCCCGGAAGGTATCAGCGAGGCGCAATATGATGCGGCGCTGCGATATTTGGAACTTCGCAATCTTGCCCTCAAGCGCATTGGCTCGGAAGCCGCCATCTACGAACGCGGCGATATGACAGGCGCGGCGTCCGACGAAGCCGATCAGGCTCGCAGGGCAGAAGCCATCAAAGCACGCTGGGAAGCCGCTCTAGCTGCCGTCCAGGCCAAGCAAAACGAATGCCGGGGATCGAACCTATCCGCCGCGCTGGATTATTGCGTGGTGCGGGATGAATCGCACGTTCACATGATTGGCGACCTGCGGCTTGCATTGAACGCGCTTGCAGATCATTTCACGGGAACCCGCAAGACACAGAAGCGGGCGGCTTGACATGGCAATGAAATCGCTGCATTGTTTCCGAAATTCTAGGGTGGCGCTTTGCGACCCGGACGGTTTCCGCCGAAGGGCGGTGTGAGTTGGGTTCTGCCAGCGGTGGTTCAATCGGGATAGCGACCCGGTGCTAACTGGCGGAGCAGGATAGGTGATCGCAGTGATTGCGACGGTATCCCGCCTAGGCCCATTCAATTCGCCCGCAAGGGCAAACAGATCGGCAAGCACAACTCCTGAAACTGCCGCCCGGCAAGGCGGGACAGCCTGTGATCGACCGGACAGCCCGGCGCGTTTGATGCTTGCCAGTCACTGCAATGGCGCGCAATCACAGGAAGCCGGGTAAATCGGAGACGACCAATGTCCGAAAACGTTGTGCGCCTGCATCCGGGCGAAGTAGGGCCAGGCCATCGCTTAAATACCGACGAAATGTTGCAAAACACCATCGGCATGGCATTCACTCGCATGGCTATCATAGGTGAATTGGAAGGCGGCGAATTGCATATCGCAGGCTCAGCCAATGCCGGCGAAACGTTGATCCTGATGGAACTCGCCAAGCGCCACATTGTTTTCGGGGACTGACCATGTTTGAATACGCAATCTCATGCGGCGAAGGCACGTTGCTGGATTATGGCATAGCCGACGACATTGAGTTTTTGTGGCGGCATTCGCGCGGCAACGAAACTCTTATCCTTGCCGACGCGCCGACGACTGCGAAACAGGCGAATAACCAATGGCACTGACGCCAAAACAAGAAGCCTTCGCAATGGCCTATATCGAAACGGGTAATGCGTCCGAGGCTTACAGGCAGGCTTATGACGCCGAAAACATGAAGGCGGAAAGCATTTGGGTTGCAGCCTGCAGGGTTCTAGGCGACACTAATGTCGGGCTAAGGGTAGCAGAACTACAGGAAGAAGCCCGTAAACGCCATTCCGTGACGGTTTTAAGCCTCACAGCAGAATTGGATGAGGCCCGCGCCCTTGCACTCGCAGACCCTAAAGGCGCAGCAGCAGCGGTTAGCGCAACAATGGGCAAAGCCAAACTGCACGGGCTGTTGATCGACAAGGGTGAGGTGACCGGGGCAAACGGCGGGCCGATCCAGATTGAGGCGGCACAGGATGCAGAACGTTTCACCGGCGCAATTCTTGGCCTCGCTGCCCGCAGCGGAGAGACAAGCGAAACTTGAAGCGCTGCCGGAAGCCACAAAGGCGCATTTGGCATGGCATTGGAATTTTTGGGCGCGTCCAAGCCAGCGCCTGCCGGAGGGTGACTGGACAAACTGGCTGATCTTGGCAGGTCGCGGATTCGGCAAGACGCGGACAGGTGCGGAGACGGTTCGGCAGTGGGCAAGAACCGGGAACATGGTGAACCTGATCGGCGCGACGGTAGATGACGCCCGCGACATTATGGTTGAAGGCGAAAGCGGCATTCTTGCCATATGCCCGCCGACGGAACGTCCTGAATACCGGAAATCTGAGCGCAAGTTGATTTGGCCGAATGGCGGCATCTCGCTGATTTTTACAGCGGATGAGCCGGAACGGCTTCGTGGCAAGCAGCACAAGAAGATTTGGGCGGATGAACTTTGTTCATGGCGCTATGCGGAATCGTGGGATCAGGCCATGTTCGGCCTTCGCCTTGGGGATAGGCCGCAATCGGTCATAACGACAACGCCGAAGCCAGGCGCGATACTGCGCAAGATCATGGCGGCAAAGGGAACGATTATCACGCGCGGGTCAACATATGACAACCGTGCCAATCTTGCCCCTGCGTTTTTCGGGGAAATCATCAACCGCTATGAAGGAACGCGGCTCGGTCGGCAGGAATTGAATGCCGAGGTCTTGGAGGACGTGCAGGGGGCGCTGTGGTCCCGTGATATGATTTCCTACCTGCCTCGTGCCAATGTGCCGGAATTGGTCCGAATTGTCGTGGCAATCGACCCTGCCGCTTCGTCGCATGACGGGTCAAACGAAACGGGCATCATTGTTGCTGGCGTCGATATTGACGGCGGCGGCTATGTCCTGGCGGATCGGTCAGGAACATATTCACCGCAAGAATGGGGCGCTGTGGCAATAACCGCCATGCGGGAATTTGAAGCCGATTGCATCGTGGCCGAAGTCAATCAGGGTGGCGAAATGGTTGAAGCCGTTTTGCGGTCGATTGTTCCAGATGTGAGCTATCGGGCTGTTAGGGCTTCGCGCGGCAAGACGATCCGGGCCGAACCGGTTTCTGCGCTTTATGCGCGGGGAAAGATCACGCATGCCGGGCAATTCGAAGCGTTGGAAGACCAGATGTGCAGTTATACCGCAGACGCGGACCGCCGTTCTGGATCACCTGACCGGCTTGACGCCATGGTTTGGGCAATGACTGAACTGTTTCCGTCGATGATTGCCGTTCCTGTGCATGATACGGCGCAAGACCCGTGGGCCATGCATGGCGGCGCAAGTGGATGGATGGCTTAATGGAACACCGTGACATTCTCGAAATGTTCAATGAAGGCTGGGAAGCCGACCGAGACAACCGGGACCTTGCGCTTGAAGACCTGCGTTTCCTTGCTGGTGATCAGTGGGATGCAAGCGTCAAGCAAACACGCGAACTCTACAGCCGCCCGGTCATCACAATCAATCGACTGCCTCAGTTTGTGCGCCAAGTGACAGGCGACATGCGCATGAACCCGATGGCTATTAAGGTTCTGCCGGTTGACAACGGCGCGGACATTGAAAAGGCAAAGGTATTCGAAGGCGTTATCAAGGCCATCGAGCATGCGTCTGGCGCGTCAAGCGTTCGCGCCCATGCTTTCGAGGGGCAGGCTGGCGTCGGCATCGGTCATTATCGCGTAAATACACGCTATGTTGACGGAACCGTTGACCAGCAGGAAATCATCACGGAACGCATTCTGAACCATCTTGCGGTGGTTTGGGACCCCGGTTCGGTCAAGATCGACCGTTCTGATGCGGAATGGTGCTTTGTTACCGACATGATCCCGGTTCGGGCATTCAAGAAAAAGTATCCAGAAGCGGCAGCGGATGACTTCCCGCGCGAGGCGTCGGAATGGATTGACGGCGAGAAAATCCGCGTTGCCGAGTTTTGGTTCAAGGAAGCCTATCAGCGCAAGCTGGCGTTGACCGAGGAAGGCGAGACGCTGGACATTACCGGCCTCAAGTCGGCTGACATGAAATATTTCCGCATTGCCGAGGGCAAAGACGGCAAGCCGCGCGTTCGCACATTCACGGATTACCGCGTCCGGCAATACATTGTTTCGGGGTCGGAAATCCTGTCGGGGCCGAATGAATGGGCAGGCAAGCATATCCCGATTGTCCCGGCTATCGGGGTTGAAAGCCCTGTTGATGAAAGGATTGTGCGCAGCGGCATTGTCCGGGCGGCAAAGGATGCGCAGCGCCTCTACAACTACTATCGGTCATCGCAGGCTGAATTGATCGGCCAGCAGCCGCGCGCACCATGGCTGGTGTCTGCAAAGATGATCCAGGGCAATGAATCGCACTGGAACTCGGCCAACGTATCGCCGCGCCCTTACTTGCTTTATCAGCCTGATGCACAAGCGCCGGGCGGCAAGCCGGAACGTGTTGACCCGCCCGTTGCATCGCCTGCCCTGTGGCAGGAAGGTCAGATTGCCAACGACGACATGAAGGCAACGACCGGTATTTACGACGCCTCACTTGGCGCACGGTCGAACGAAACCAGCGGGCGGGCCATCAACGCGCGCCAGCGTGAAGGCGACATTGGGTCGTTTCATTACGCTGACAACTTCAAGATGGCCGTTCGGCGCGAAGGTGAAATCATCGTTGACCTGATCCCCAAGATTTATGACACGGAACGGGTGGTAAGAATCATTGGCGAGGACAGCGAAGACCCTGAATATGTGATGGTCAACCGCCAAACCGTCATGGAAACCCTGAACGATCTTTCGGTCGGAACGTTTGATGTTCGGGTTGTGACCGGCCCGGCCTTCTCGACGCAGCGCGAGGAAGCACGCGAAACAATGATGCAGATGGTTCAATCCTATCCAGCCATCATGGGCATTGCTGGCGATGAAGTCATGGCAGTTATTCCAGGCATGGAAAAGGTTGCGGAGAGGCTGAAAAACGCCATTCCGCCTGAGATACGCGGTGAAGCGCCGCAAGCAATGCCCGGCCCGCAAGGTGCTCCGGGGCAGCCTATTCCGGCAAACGCCGGTTTCGCGTGACCGCAGTCACACAATCCAAAGGCCAGAAATGACCAATGACCAGACGCTTGACGGCGGCGATAAGCCCGTCATTGACGCCGAAGCAAAGCCGGAAGCCGCTGTTGAAGCGGAAAAGGCTGCAGCGGAAGCGGTTTCTGAACCCCCGGCAAGTCCGGACAAGACAGAAGACGAAGCCCGCAAGGCAAAGGCCGAAAAGACCCGTGACCGCATTCAGGACCTATCGCGCAAGGTGCGTGAGGCTGAGGCGCGAGCGGTGGCGGCTGAAAAGCGCATTGCGGAACTCACGGCGGCCCGTCCGAAAGAGGGCGATTTCAGCGATCCTGTCGAGTATGACCGGGCCATGCTTCGCCATGCGGTGAGGGAAGGCCGGGTTGACGAACTCAAGGTGGAACGGGAAGGCGTTGCAAAGGAAGCGGAAGCGGCCAAGGCGGAAATCTGGCAGGCAAGGGTGGCGGTCGCCATCGAAGCCATGCCGGACTTTGCCGAAGTCGCCTATAAGGCTCCGATCACGGATGCTGTGGCGTCAATCGTCGCTGATTCCGAGAAGGGGCCTGAAATCGCGTATTTCCTTGGCAAGAACCCGGACGAAGCCAAGCGGATTTCATCGCTGTCGCCGCTAGCAGCGGCAAGGGAAATCGGAAGGCTTGAGGCGGAAATGACGCCGAAGCCCCGGAAAATCAGCAATGCCCCGCCACCGGTTGATACCGTTGGCGGCGGTGCATCGTCGGGCAATATGGACCCGGCGAAAATGTCGATTGAACAGCTTCGCAAGCACATCGGCATTGGCGCACGCTAGGGCAATTCAGCGAAAGGGCTGAACAATGGCCAATTCTGTTATCACTACCGACATCTTCGCCAAGGCGGCGGTGGCGACTCTCGAAAATGCGCTGCAGGCATCAACTGCCGTCTATCGCGGGCTTGAAAGCGAATTCAACAATGTCAACGGCTATCTTCCCGGCGCAACGGTATCGATCCGCCGCCCGGCGGATTTCACCGTTCGCGTCGGCGCTGCTGCGTCTGTCCAGGACGTTGTGGAAGGCAGCACATCGATCACCGTTGACACGCAGATCGGCTCTGAATTTGCGTTCACTTCGGCAGACCTCACGATGGACATTCGTGACATGCAGGAACGTATCATCAAGCCGCAGATGATCCAGCTTGCCAACTATATGGATGCTGACATTCTCGGCATGTATAAGTCGGTTCCGAACTGGGCCGGCACGCCTGGCCAGACCATCAATGCTTTCTCCGACTTCGCCAAGGGGCCGGAACGCATGGACGAACTGGCCATCCCGACCGGCAGCCGCAAGGGCTTCCTGTCACCGGCTGACAATTGGGGCATGGTTGGCTCGCAGACCGGCCTGTATATTCAGGGCGCGGCGAATGACGCCTATCGCCGTGGCTCGCTCGGCGAAGTCGGCGGCGTTGACACCTATATGTCGCAGAACGTCGCAACGCACACTGTCGGCGTTGCGACAGGCACGCCGCTTGTCAACGGCGCGGCGCAGAACACGACTTGGGCCTTGACCAAGGACAGCGGCACTCAGTCGCTGGCGACCGATGGCTGGACCAATTCGACAACCGGCATTCTCAAGCAGGGTGACGTGTTCACCATTGCTGGCGTCTATGCCGTCAATCCGGTTTCCAAGGCAACACTGCCGTTCCTGCGCCAGTTTGTGGTGATGGCGGATGCTGATTCCGGCGCGTCCACCGGCCCGGCAACCCTGACCATTTCGCCTCCGATCATCACGTCCGGCTCGCAGCAGACTTGTTCTGCCGCACCGGCGGACGGCGCGGCGATTACGGTCATGGGAACGGGTGGCACTGGCTACCGGCAGAACCTCCTGCTTGCCCCGGAAGCCTTCGCTCTCGCCGTTGTGCCGATGATCAAGCCGGAAGGCGCTGTTGGCGTGTCGCGCCAGAGCTTCAACGGCATCAGCGTTCGCGTGATCCCCTACTACACGGGGTCGTCTGACGTGTCGTCCTGGCGTCTTGACGTTCTTTACGGCAAGAAGGTGCTTGACCCGCGCAAGGCCGTTCGCCTGTCCGGCACTGCCTGATACTGACAACGGGCGGGGGCTTCGGTCCCCGCCTCTTTCACAAGGAATCCGCCCATGCCGAGCGCTCTTGATTATGTGACCCGCGCCCGCCAAAAGCTGGGCATTCATGCGGACGAAGAACCTTTAGAGGCACATGACCTCGCCAAGGGCATTGACGCCTTGGCTGACATTCTGATGCGCTGGACCGCCAACGGCACAATCTCGGCCTTTGCCGGGTTGAATGCGGAAACGGACACTGTGACGTTGACGCTACTGGACGGAACGGTTTGGACGTTCGAGGCCAATTCAGCAATAATTGCCAATCTCGCCATGGGCCTTGCCGACGATTACGGGCGCAAGGTTTCCCCGATGATGGCCAAAGACGCGGTGGAAGGCGAGGCGATGCTTGTTCTCAAGGGCATGGCCGGGCTTGACCGGGTTTCACAATTTGACACAGGCTTGCGCATGCCCTCACAGGGCGTCCTGACAACGGAAATTGACAATGCCTGAGTTTCCATTCGCGGCACAGGAAGGGGCCGCTGGCGTCCCGCAGAACAACCGTGAGACGCTCATCAACATGTTTGCCGAAAGCGGGTCCGGCAAGGCGCAGATTATCCGCAGGCAGCGGCCCGGCGTGGTCCGTGTCCAGACCATACCGGGTGCAAAGCGCGGCATTATCCGCTTCACTCACGGGCATTATTTTGTGGTCCGCGAAAAGCTCTACCGGTATGCGGACGGCGCTCTAACCATGCTTGGCGCGCTTGATACGAGCACGGGGCAATGCACTTTCATTACGGACGACAACAGCAAGGTTGCGGTTTCTGATGGCGTGAAACTCTATCATTGGGATGGCGCAGCGCTGACCGAACCGGTAACGCCTGGCGAAGTTGGCACACTGGCCTTCCAAGGCGGTTTCGGCATCTATTCAGAGACAGGAACCGGGCGGCTTTACGTGTCGGGCCTGAATGATCTGACCACATGGGATGCATTGGATTTTGCGACGGCGGAAGGCAACCCGGACGCTACGGTAAGGGTTTTGGTCGATCATAATGAACTGTGGTTCTTTGGCGAAAGGTCAACGGAAGTCTGGCGCAATTCCGGCAATGCGGACTTCCCGTTCCAGCCCAATACGTCAATGGAACGCGGCTGTATCGCGCCTTTCTCGGTTGCCGCTGATGACAACACTGTGTTTTGGCTTGGTGATGACGGAATCGTCTATAGGGCAGACGGCTATCGTCCCGTGCGCATTTCCACACATGCGATTGAGGCGCAGATTGCGAACGTTGCCGATCAGGGTGCAGGCGAGGCGCTGGTTTACGGCTATCGGGGCCACAAATTCTATACGCTGCGCTTTCCGGGTGAACTGACGGTTCAATTCAACATCGCCACCGGGCTTTGGAACCGTGCAAAGACCTATGGGCGGGATGATTTTGCAATCGTCGGCAACGCCAAGGCCACTGACTTTTATCTGACGGATGAGGGGCTTGTCCGCTTGGATGCGTCGGTCAATACGGATGACGGCGCGCCTATGGAGCGGGTCGGGATTTCCGCACCGGTTCACAATGGCGGGGATTGGTTTTCTGTCGCGTCTATCCGCATTGATGCTGAGGCAGGGCGCGCCGCAACGGGGCAAACAGAACCGGTGGTATCGCTTGAGGTTTCGCGGGACGGCGAGACATTCGGCGCTGTTCGCCAGCGCGGGCTTGGCACGACGGGTGATTTTCGGCGGCGCGTTGTCTGGCGCGGTCTTGGCCAGTTTCGGTCAATCACGGCGCGTTTTACCGTAACGGATGACATTGATTTCACCGTGCTGTCCGTATCAGGCGAGGCCGGATAATGGCGCGACTAAAGGTCAATCCGACCGCAAAGATTGTGGAACAATCCGGGCTGTTGACCCGTGAGGGCTTCAACCTCTTGGCGCAGATAGCCGACAAGCCGGGGAAGTATGCTATTGACGTTCCGGCAGCGGACGGGACAGGGGCAACGGTCGCGCATGGGCTTGGATCGCCGGACGTTACGGTTCAGGTGAGGGTCAAGGCGACGGGCGCGCATGAGGCGGTTACGGTCACGGTTCTTGACGCGGACAGGATCAGTTTGACATGGGGTGCGTCGGTCACGGCAGGAAGCCGTCGCGTTGTGGTGACGGGGTGAGCATCCGCGAGGCAGTTGAAGGCGACATCCCGGCGCTAGTCGAAATGGGCAGCAAGTTTCACGGCATGGCTACGGACTATCATGCGCTTGGCCGGTTTGACGAAGAGGCAGTTGCGAGGGTTTTGCGGTTCATGATCGCCAACCCGTCTTGTTTGATTGTAACGAATGGTGAGGGTGCGATAGGCGGGACGGTTGTTCCGGTCTTTTTCGCGCCGACAAATCTAAGTATGGAAGAAAATTTCTGGTGGGCGGCGAGGGGTGGCATGGAATTGTTGGCCGAATTTGAACGGCGGTCGGCATCCATGGGCGCAGCGGCCGTCTTCCTGAGCACTCTTGAAAATGACCGTTCTGACACGTTTGCCAAAATCCTTGCCCGCAAGGGTTATCGTCTTTCAGAACGCCGCTACATGAAGGGACTATCCTGATGGCAATTGCTACTTCAATGGCAATCCTTGGCGCGGCTGCGGTCGGCGCGGTCGGCAGTGTTGCCGCTGGCGCGATGCAGTCAAAGGCCGCTGGCAAAGCCGCCGATGCACAGGTGCAGGCGGCGGAACTTAGCGCGGGCGTCCAGCGTGACGCAGCGCAGCAATCCCGCATTGATTCCTTCCCGTGGGCATTGGCAGGCGCTCAAGCGCTCTATACCTACATGGACGAATTGGGCATTCCACGCCCGCAAACGCCGATCTTGCCGGACTTGACCCAAGGGCCTTTTGGCGTCCAGGCGTCAGGGACCAACGGCACAACGGGCGGCACGACCGGAACAACGGCGCAACCGACCAGCGCCATTGCAATGACGAACAAGCTCGGATT